AAGTTACTTGAGGGACAGAGCCGCAACTTGCCAGCACGATTGGCAACAGCAAGAGCAGTAGTTTTTTTGTTGATAGCATCATTGGCTTCCTGTAGTTTGGCAGATTGTTGAGAAAGTTTTTCAGTCATGTTTTGCTCGATCTGACGAGCTTCATCATTCTTTTTGGCAATGGCTATCTTCATGTCGCCATCACGTTCTAGCCATCCATAGTGGTGTCCTACTTGGTATGTACCAAAGAGAGATACCAAAGCACCCACAATAAGCCACGGGAGAGGGATAGGAAACATTATTCAGCCTCTTTTCTTGCTTGAGCTAATTCTTCACGCTCTTGGTCATCTTCTAGGTGGTCAGGGGGCGTAGTTGGAGGAGGGCCAGGTGTCCAAGATTCATCCAACTCAGGGTTTTTCCAAACAGGCATTGCACCAAATGGTTGACTAGGCAAACCATACGCAGATTGCGGAGGGGCATAGGACGAGTTAAAACCGCCCATAGAGCCTCCATAACCCATTGGTTGACACATTGGTTGCGTTGGAGGATTAAACGCTCTAGCGGCACTAGACATAGCCCTTTTTCCAATAACTCCACCGATACCACCCACGATCAAAAGAACAATGTCGTTCAGCATCTTGGTATAGGCTTGGTCAATCGGGGCCATGCTTTTGATAGGCTGAGTCACAAATGTGACCGAGTAGAGCAAAGCAGCAACAATAAACATGAGGATAAGTGTGACTGCAATCACAACAAACCCCCAAATTCTTACCTCAATCTCTTCAGTTGTTAGGTTTAACTTCGTCAATCTTTTTCTCCAAAATTGGTGCTACTAAATACTCAGGGCAAGTCTGACAGATCATCAGGAAGGAACTTCAGAAAACCTAAGAAATACAAAGCCACGCACCCGTAAACGAATATCTTGAGGCACATATCAAAGGTCTTCTGATACTCATTCACCGACCACACCTTCTTGTTGCTTCACAGAATGTCATCAACTCATTGACACCAACAAAGACTAAAAACAAAACAAAGAATATTCCACCGATTGCTAAACCAATCTCTAGTTGTTCTTGCTCTTTCTGCTTGGCTTCTTTCTCTGCCTTTTTTAATGCGCTTATCTCTTTGGCATCTGCCAAGTCCATCTCTGCTTGACGGGCTTTAATCTTGTTCCAGACATCAATCTTGCCTGTCTGCATGAAGAGCATCTTTAACTCTTCCTCAAACGCTCTGGCTTGCTCTAGTGCCATCTCAATCTGGAGGGCAGTCCCCATGTTTGAGCCTTTGCCAGACTGTTTAGCCTGAAGCATGGCTTTTGTAGCTACACTTTTTGCGTCAAATAATTTCCCAATCATTGGCGCAAGTGAGCCTAGGTCATTGGCAACATTAGCTGCCTTCTTGACCATGCTGATTGCTGACTGTATGCCAGCTAGAGCTGTGATCGGATCAATCATTTCTTTCTCTCCCACTTAATGCAAACAACCCTTCGGTTGTAAACATCACCAGTCCAAGTCCACTTAATACATCGGTACTCTATGGTTGCCGCCAAGAGAAAGGCGATCACGGAAATGCCCAGATAACAATATAACTACAATAAATGACAAAACTACTAAACAAGACTGCCGCAACAAGTGCTTCAGCCCACTCTCTCATTGCTGTGGAGGGTTCATCATGGTGCTTAACAGACCACGAGTGAAATAAGATGGTTGTTGACCAGGTGTTGTGCCTGTTAACAAACCACTCATTGCTTTTTCAGCAGATTGTCTACGCATCATTGCTTGCAACTTATCTGCGCCATAACCTGCGGCAGCAATTGGGATTGAATACTTCAAAGTCTCTGGACTACCGACACCAAAACCAACTGCACCACCAGTAATCAATTGACTACGTTGTGGATTGAATTTAGCCATTAGAGTCAACAATGGGTCTAAAGAGCTTCCTTTTGCAACTGCTTTGATGGCATTTTGCTCATCTTTACTAAACAAATTCATCTTGTTTTTGTTGGCAGCAAGACCAATAAACCCTTGGCGAATCAACTCACTTTCGGATGCGCTTGGATTCAAGGCTTTGGTTTCTGCAACATTTAAGATGTTATCGAGGGTAGAAGCACGACTTGCATTTCTAAAGTCTTTACGGGCTTCCATGATTGTCTTAACAGCAACATCAATTCCACTAGCACCAGACACCACATCTTTAGGAGACAAGGTAGCAACGTGGTCATCAATACTATCAACCATTTCACTTGCAAGTCTACGAATGTTCTTATCTGGATTGCCTTTTAGATTGTTTGCCAATCTACGCATCTGCTCAACATTATCAAAAGTAATGTTTCCACGCTGAAGGATGCTTTCGTACTTGTTCAAAATGTTTGCAACAGGTGCGGCATTCTCTGGGATGTAATCAACAGCGTCTAAACGAGCTTTTACTTTGTCAACAAGGCTTGTAGCATTCTTGCCAGATATTTCAATCCCTTGTTCACTTACTTTTGTGTAAGCACGAGTAGCCTTTTGCTGAACATCAGCCATCGTAGTTGTTGGTTGTTTGCCTGTAGCAAGCCGACCTGCAAAGTCACCAGTAGCTTTGCCAACAGCACCAGAAACGCCCAGAGCAGCAATCGTAGCCGCCATATCGCTACCAGTTATTTCTTTGGTTATCTCTGCTACAGGTTGTGCAACCATAGGAGCAACAGTAGCAGCAGGAAGTTGACGAACTAAATCAGCACCAAAGATAGATTTGGGAGCAGCAGCCGCCATTCCACCTGCTGAAGTTAATGCTTGCATACCAACTTGAGCCGCCCGTTCAGCACCAGTTTCAGGCTCAGGAACACCCAATTGAGTCAAACCTTTGCTTTGCTCTTTAGACAAATAAGGCATTCTCTTTTCTGATCCAACAATATTTGCACCAACATTGACTGCACCACTTAAAAAATCAGTAACGATATTTGCTGGCGCAGAAACACCAGTAACTACAGCACGAGTAGCCAAACCAAGTTGTCGTCTGAGTAAATCACCAAGACCTTGCTCTTTGGGAGCTTGAGCAGTAGGTGGAGTTGCAGGCTGGGCAGAAGGTTGTCCCTCTGCCTCACCTAAACTGGCCTTAATCTTTGCTAAAGCGGCCTCATTTGATAAGCCATCAGGCAATTCATAGGATGCGCCTTTGTATTCATAAACAGTCGCCATGATGCTTACCTTTAGTCTAGTTTAATAGGGTTTTGTGCAGTACCGACCGCAGGGCCGTAGTAAGGGTCTACACCCTGTGATTTACGTCTGCTGTCAATGCGTTTCTGAGCATTCTCTTTAGCCTTTGCAGTAGATTTAGAGAAGTTACTGAGAGCCTCAAGTGTTGTCTTTGTATCATTTCCACCAAATGCCGCAATAAGTTCATTGGCAAAACGCAAAACGTCTTTGTCTGTTTGAACACCTTTAGCCGCATCTGTCTTCAAGTTAGTAGCCTCTTGAACAGCACGTTGCAAGGCCGCATAGTTTCGGCTCTCAACACTAGAGTTACCAGCCGCATTCTGTGCTTGATAGCGTAGATTGTTTACAGGGCCGAGTTCCAAAGGTGGTTTACCCGTCCTAGGATCGGGGGTTAGTGTTGCAATAGCGGGTGCTAATGAAGTTTCACGAGCAGTTAATGAGTCAACCAATTCAAGTTCTTTGTCTTCCTCTTTTTGCAAAGAAGGAGCAAGAACTTTCGGGCCTTTTAAATTATTTGCAAACTCTTTTAAATCTTTTGCAGAATCAATTCTTATTTGAGCAATTTCTTTTGCGGAATCAACCCGCATTCGAGCAATTTCTTTAGCGGTAGCACCCGCTGTAGCAGCCGCCTCAATCTTTGCATCAGCCAAAACTTTAGCTCTTTCTAGAGCAGCATCAGCCGCAGTTTTAGCCGCCTCAATCTTAGCTTGATTGGCCGCATCTGATGCCGCAGTTCTAGCTAGTGTGGCTTCTGTTCTGCTTGCAGATGCTGTTAAAGCCGCAATAACTTTGTCTGGAGAACCATACTTAGTTAAAACAGCAAGAATGTCATCTTGTGTGGCTGTAGTAGGAAGTTTAGCCAATTCAGCACGTAAATCTTCTTCTTGTTTAATAGACAATTGAGTCTTAGCCGCTTGAGCCAAAGATGCTGTTTCTGCTGCCCGTCTTTGTTGTGTTTGAGCCATCTCGCTCTGTGCTTGACGAGCATATTGAGCCAAAGCCAAAGCACCTTGTTGGTCGCCAGCTTGTGCCAACATCTGAGCACCTTGCAAGATTGATTCAGGATTACTCTGATCTATCTGTTGAGCAATAGCATTGCGAGTGCTAATCATCTTCAATTGTGGGTCTTCAATACCCAAAGCACCACCAATGGCAGTACCAAGACCTCTAGCACCGCCATAAGTTAGTGCCGCACCACGAGATGCGGGGTCTAGTTGAGCAAGGGTAATACCTTCTTGCAAAGCACTTCTACGTTGTTGCTCACCATACATATCTGGTGTTAGTCCAAACAAACCTGCCACAATATTTTCTGCCATGATGATTCCTTAACCAAATAAGCTATATATAGCGTTGCCAGCGGCAGTACCAAATGCGGGAGAAGAACCCAAACCGCCTAATAATGTTGAATAGGGGTTAGTAGTTGCGGCTCTACCTGTCGCTAAAGCAACGCTTTGTTCTGCACCACGAAGTCCTAATTGACCAACATTAGCACCTGCTTGAGCAGTTTGTTGGGCAAGCCCTGTACTCATTGAGAAAGGTTGTTGTCCCAAAGCCTCAAGTCCAGTAATCTGTCCCATAGCAGTTGTGTAAGGTGCATAAGCGGCTTGTTGACCACCATAGTATTGGCCCATAGCTTGTGAGCCTTGACCCAAGAGTCCCGCACCAAAGGAGACTTGTTGTTGACCATACTGTTGAGCATTAGCCGCCAATTGAGCCTCTTGAGTAGCACGAGCGTTAAACAAAGCCTGTAGTTCAGGAGTAGTAGCACCCAAAGCACCACCTTGAGCAACCGCTAAACCACCACGACCTTGTTGTTGGAGTCTGTTTTGCAGATTAGCCAACTCTAATTCACGACTAGGTTGCAACAAAGCCATCTGCTGATTCAGATAGTTTTGAGCGACATCTTGAGGAGTCTGTGCCAAGTATTGATTACCCAATCCAAATAGACGTTGTGCGCCTGTTTGTAGAGGAGCAAACTGTGCTTGTGCGCCTTCTGCTTGTTGCAAACCAGACTCAGCCAACCTTACCAAACGATCTTGAGCGTCTTTGGCTTGTGGGTCTAGTGTATATCCTGCGCTTGTTAATTGACCTGTTACTGGGTCGACTTGAAATTGTGAAGTACCAAAACGAGTTGTCATCCCTACAGGTCTAAACTGTGCTGCCTGTTTAGCAAGAGTAGTCTCTCTGTCAATCATGGCTTGCGCTCTTTGAGCCGCTTCACGAGATGTTTGTTGTTGGAGAAGTCCTGCACCAGTATTTAAGCCACCAGATAGTAAAGCACCAAGTTGAGCCGCTGTAAGACCACCAAGACCTGTTCCTGCCGCTGTTCCAAGTGCTGTACCTAAGGTAGTCCCTAAACCAGTTCCAACACCTGTTCCTACACCTGCAAGAGTAGTACCTAAACCCGAACCAGTAAGAACACCAGTTCCTAATCCTGTACCAGCACCAGTTCCAAGTAAAGTAGTCCCAAGACCAGAACCCGCTAAAACACCAGTTCCTGTTAATCCTGTACCCGCAGTAATTCCTGCACCTGTTCCTGCCGCACCAAGACCTGCGCCAGTAGTAGTAAGACCCGTTCCTACACCAGTACCAAGACCCGCTACAGTAGTTCCACCACCTAAACCACCTGCACCAGCCGCTGTAATTCCTGTACCAGTACCCATTCCTGCAACAGTACCAGTTTCGGAAAGCAATCCTGTACCTGTTGCCGCACCCGTTAAAGTACCTGCTGCCAATCCACTAAGTTGTTCGCCAAGTGTTAAAGCACCAGTTGTTCCACCAGTACCCCCAAGAGACAAATCTAATTGAGATAACTCAGATAACGTCAATCCTGTACTACCAATAGTGCCTGTACCACTACCACCCGTTAAGTTTGTTAAAGTGCCAACACCTGCACCTGTTGTCAAAGCACTAGCAAGGCTTGTTGCCCCCGCAGTACCACCAGCACCACCAAGAGCCAAATCTAGTTGAGCAAGTTCACCTAATGTTAAGCCAGTAGTACCAACAGTTCCTGCTGTAGCCGCACCACCTAAAGCTCCTGCACCACCAAACAATCCAGCACCATAACCACCTGCTAAAGCAGCTAAAACTACAGGGTCTGAAAGAGCTTCTACAAGTCCACCAAAGAATGAACCTGCAACTGCTTGTGTAGTTCCAGTTCTTTGAAACGTACCATCAGCGTTATATTGTTGATACTCTGAACCAACAGGCGCACGATAGTTAGGATCGCCTGTGGTCTTAGATGTGTAAATAGTCTCAAGATTACCGATTTGCTGATCTTCACCAGAGCCAATAACTCTATATTCGGGTGCAATAATCGTATCACCAAGGGTTATTGTTTGACCTTGAGGAACAGTAACCGCCACTCGGGAAACAACCTCACCCACATCTAACCCAACAGCACTAGCCATCTGAGCAGGAGAAACCCCGTATTGTTCCATAGCCGCAACGATCTGGGCATCAGTCATGCCTGGATTAGCAAGCAGAAAATCTACAATTTGTGCGCTTGTTACAGCCATGATTGCTCCTTATTGTGGCTCAACAGGCCATGTAATAGTCCAAGGGAAACCACTCTGCAAAGGAACATCTCTCAATGCTTGGCAGTAGTCTTTCCACTCTTGTGATGGAGTCATATCGCTACGAAATCTCCAATCAGTTTCAGCTAGTTTAGTGTCTCTTGAAGCACGAACACTCTTAGCCTGTTCAGCATCTTTAGTGGCTTTGTAAGCAGTCTCATGCTCAAGGGCTGTGGTTGTTACGCCCTCAACAGTAGTATCTACAAAGACAGGGCCAAGGATATACTTTGTGTACCACTTACCCTCAATCTGCTCAACACCAGAGGCTTGAGAGTATTGGTAAACAGTTCCACCTGTGGCTTGTGCGCCTTCAAAGACCACATCAGCACCTAAAGCCTCTAAGACTTCAGTTGTTGTTATGTCCCATGATGGGCCACCATTGGCTTTTGTGTATGCACGAAACTCTGCCTCGTACATGACTTGCCCTGATTGTGTTCTGATTTGCATTTTAATTACCTCAAGCAATTGCTAAGAATATGTAGGTTGCGCTACTGGTATTGGCATTAGAGCCAGATACCTCGTTAACAACAAAACCTGTGCTGTCTGTGTCTAACCAATCTTCGCCAGTGACTTCTGCATTTGTATTATTTAATTCAAGGTAGGGGTCATTCCCAGAAACAATCCCTCGTGCTGAATCTGACACCATCCAATCACCTGTACCACTTGATTTCTTGAT